CATCCTCAACCGACGTTAAGGCTTGGGGTGGCGATACGGTTCTTTCACTCCAGACAGACCGCCCGGATTCGTTCAAGTTTAAGTTAATCGAGACCTTGAACGAGGACGTTCTCGGCGAGGTTTACGGATCGTCTAACGTTGCAAACGACGGACACGACAACTTGACTATTTCGGTTAAGTCTGATGAGTTAACCGGTCGCGCTTGGGTAATCGATATGGTAGCACGCGGAAATCGTGCAAAGCGTATCGTTATCCCTAACGGCAAGATTAGCGCTTTAGGCGATATCGCTTACAAGGATAACGAAGCGGTAGGATACGACTTAACTATTACGGATATGCCGGATTCTTCGGGTGTTTACCACTACGAATATATCCAGGCAGCGCAGTAGTTAAAAAAGAAGGGAGAATAAAACAATGGTAACCGGGAAAACAAAATCGGGGTTCGAGTATTCATACGACGAAAGAATCCTCACAGATTGGCGCTTTGTGTCGGCGGTGGCGAAAACTACCGCCGATAATAACGTCGAAAAATTGCTCGGCATGACCGAGATCGCGAATCTCTTAATCGTAGACATGGACGCTTTACAAGAGCATATCAAGGCAGAGAACGACGGATTTATTCCGACGGAAAGCGTTATGAACGAGTTAACAGAGATCATGCAAGGCGCGGGGGATTCCTTAAAAAAATAGTTTTCCTCGCTCGGTGTATTGCTGAATGCGAGGACGACTTAATATGCGACCTTGCAGAATACTATCATATTTTGGAATTTAGAAGGTTGTCGCCTTTGTTGGTGGCAACCTTTGCTTGTGGTTTGCGCGACGATTCACGGGTAAAGATGCGGTTAACGGATACAAAGGTAAGTCTTGACCGCTTGCTTATGGCTCGAATCGCAGACGATGCGGCTTTTCTTTCTTGGACGAAAACGAAAGATGCGCAGAACGGGCACAACCGCCCGAAGAGCATTCTTTCGGCGTTGATCGGAAACGAAGAACGCGAATTTGAAACTTACACAAGCCCGGAGGACTTTAAAGCGCAATGGGCGAAACTAACGGGGGCAGACAATGGGTGATTCTACAATTGCAACCGCATACATACAACTTACACCGTCAACGGACGGCTTAACCGACGACATCAAGCAGGCAATGGGCGAAGCGGGAGAAGAGGGCGGAAAATCCTTAAATTCGAGCTTCGGAAAGGTAATGAAGACGGTCGGCACGGCAAGCGTTGCGGCAGCAGGCGCGGCGGCGGCAGGTGTCGCGGCAATCACAAAGCAAGCGGTCGATTCATACGCTAACTATGAGCAGTTGGTCGGCGGTGTCGATACGCTTTTTGGCGACGCATCAAAAACCGTACAAGAGAACGCGGCAAACGCATTTAGAACGGCTGGCTTGTCTGCTAACGATTACATGGAGAGCGTGACGAGCTTCTCGGCTTCCCTCTTGCAATCCACCTCGGGAGATACACAGCGCGCGGCAGAGATCGCAGACATGGCAATGATTGACATGTCAGACAATGCAAACAAAATGGGAACGTCGATGGAATCAATCCAGAACGCATACCAAGGATTCGCAAAGCAGAACTATACGATGCTTGATAACCTTAAGCTCGGCTATGGTGGCACAAAGTCGGAAATGGAGCGCTTGCTTGCCGATGCTCAAGAGTTAACTGGTGTCGAGTATAATATCGATAATCTTTCGGACGTATACGAAGCAATCCACGCAGTCCAAGAGAATATAGGCATCACAGGCACGACCGCGAAGGAAGCGGGCGAAACGATAAGCGGGTCACTCGGAGCGGTTCAAGCTGCATGGCAAAATGTTTTAACCGGCATTGCAGACGAAAACGCGGACTTCGGGCAACAGTTGGAAGACCTAATCAATACAGTTACGGCTTTTCTTGGCAATATGATTCCGAGGGTTGCAACGGCTCTCGGTGGCGTGGGCGAACTCATCAGCGGACTTGTGCCGGTTCTTCTTGATCAAATCCCGGCATTGTTAGAGACCGCACTTCCTACGCTTCTAAATAGCGTTGTTGATGTGGTTAACGCTATCCTTGAAGCCTTGCCGGGTATCTTCGAGATTTTGGCGACTTCGGTCTTGCCGATGGTTGTCGAAACGGCGGTAAACTTGATTTTGACACTTTCCAACAGTTTAACCGAAATGCTACCGACGCTTATTCCTGTCGCGATCGAAGCGGTACTTACCCTTGTAAGTGCTATCACTTCGAACTTGCAACCGATGATTGAGGCGTCAATCCAAGTTATTTTGGCGCTTGTGCAAGGCATTATGAACGCCTTACCGATTTTGCTTGCCGAAGCACCGCAGATTATAGCGGATTTAACGAATGCACTAACGGTTGCAGCACCGTTGCTTTCCGATGCGGCGATCCAAATCATTTTAACGCTTCTTAATACTTTAATTGAGAATGCGCCCGAACTCTTACAATTTGCGGTTGAGTTGGTGCTTGATATCGGCGAAACGCTCGTAACGTCGGGACTTCCGGCAGTTGTCAACGCGGGCGACCAACTTATGAACGGCTTATATGACGGCCTAAATAAGTCATTCGAGAAGATGCTTAATAAGATTCCGGGGCTTATGAGTAAGTTGACGAACAAGATCAAGAAGACGTTCGGCATCGCGTCTCCGTCGAAGGTATTCGCCCAGATCGGCTACTATCTCGACGAAGGTCTCGCGGTCGGTATCGAGGACGGACTAACGGAAGTCGACAACGCAATGACAGGGCTATCGGATAGCGTTCTTGGCTACACTCCGACGATTACGGCGAATACAAGCCTTGCAAGCGGAGCGACAGAAACCGCAACGGGAAGCATTCAGAACACGCAGACGGCAAGCTCGATTGTCGTTCCTGTCTATATCGGGCAGAAACAAATCGAAACTATCGTAGTCGATGCACTTAACAACTCGGCATTTTTAAGCGGGGGACGATAAATGACAGCATTAAAAGACTATCCGGTTATCTTCAACGACGGCGCGGACACTTTGATTTTTCAGTGGGATAAATGGGAAGAGAACTATTCGAAGGTGCAGACCTCGAACGTATCCGAAGCAGGTACGGACTTAATCAGCATCACGAGGACGGGTAAGCTTGCCGTATCCTGTGAATATGCTTGCACTTCGACATGGCTTGCTACGTTCCAGAACTTCTCGGAATTGCCGTCTTTCACATTGAAGAAATACGACGCAGTAGAAGCAGGCTATAAGAGCTATACTGTCAGAATGGAAAATTTTAAGGTATCAACCGAACGGCATTCGGACTATATCACCGAATCGACGGGGCTTTATACCGTATCATTTGACCTTGTAGAGTTTTAGGGGGCTTATATGTATTCAGTAAGCGCGGATTTTATAACAGCATCAAAAGCCCCCGTGCAAAAGTGGAGCGTTCGGGGAACGGTCGCCGGTGTATCGTTTACCGGAGAAAATATCCTTTCGGGGTCTTTAAGCCTTGCGAATCAATGCTCGGAATCATCGGATATTAAACTAGGCGCGGTCTATATCGGGTCTTTTTCGTGTACATTCGTAAATATGAGCATTGCGCGGACGGCTTGGCAAGCGGCGAATATCCAACTCGAAATCGGGCTCGATGTCAACGGCTCGACCGAATGGGTGCCGTTCGGACGCTATAAGGTATCGCAAGCGGAACACACGGCGGCGGGCGTCAATATCACGGCATACGACAATATGACGAAGTTTGACAAGGCCTTTACAATAACAGACTTGGCAGCAGATACACCGCTTAACCTATTATCGTTTATTTGCTTACGATGCGGGGTAACGCTCGGAACGAATGACCTAACGGGATTTTGTAACGGATCGGAGACGTTGGCACTCCAACCGGACAACGACATCGCAACTTATAGGGATTTGCTTTATTGGCTCTGTCAGACGCTTTGCGCGTTTGCCACGATGGACCGACAGGGTCGGCTTGTGGTTCGCCGCTTTGTGAAATCTCCGGACGACACAATCGATTATGATGAGCGCTTCGGTGATTCGGCTTTTAGCGATTACACAACGCATTATACGGGCGTTTCTGTAATTGATCGCCAGAGCAACGAGACGAAATACTACGGCGCAGGTATCGATGACGGAACAAGCCTAAATCTTGGCGAAAATCCTTTTTTACAAGTAAATACAACCTTAATCAATAATATCTTAACCGAGATACAACAAATCGAATACGTCCCGTTTTCCGCGAAGATAATGGGCGGTGCTCAATATGATCTTGGCGACGTCATAACCCAGACGAACGGAATCGCGGGGACATCGTCACAGTCAATCATCATGGCTTATGATTACCGCTTCGGCTCTTCCTATGGTTTTTCTGGATACGGAGCGAATCCGCAACTTGCCACGGCAAAGAGTAAGACGGATAAGCAACTCGAGGGGTTACGCTCGAAGATTGCAGACGACACGATGCAATATTATGAGTTTACGAATCCGTCAGACATTAACATAAACGAAGCAACCGAGCGCATCGTCCGAATGCACTATATCACCAACAAGAAGACAACGCTTGTCTTTAAGGCGGAGATACGCTTAACGGCTACTTGTAAGGACGTTACAACGTCCGCAAGCGTTACGGTTGACGATGTCGAGGTCGAAGCTACTTACATCATCGAAGGGCAGACGATCCCGATCAAGCCGACCGAAACCTATTTAGACGGCAAGCACCTTTTGCATCTTGTGTATGAGTTTGAGACCGCGGCGGCGGTAGCGGACTACATGGAAGTATATTTGAAGGTCACCGGCGGACAGATTGACATATTAACGGGCGATTGTTCAGCCTACTTGTCAGGTCTTGGCTTGGCTTCTCTCGAAGGTTGGGACGGCAACGTCGAGGTAAGCGATACATTCACGGCAATTTCTATTCCTTGTCCTACGATTGAGGAATATACCGATGCGGTAAGCGTAGCGGTACAAAATCCGCTTTCGAATGGACTAAATGATACCTTCGGCGCTATTGCAATGCCGACGATCACGATTGAGAACTATACCGACGAAGTAGAAGCTCGGCAAGGTTGGCGATACACATATTTGAATGCAGACTACGGAAGCGACGTCGAGGTTGACGAAGACGGCATCATGTACACGGACGAAGCAAGCGCGGACATCTTAACCCAGCCGAACGAAGCAACCGAGGTTAACGGAATCAACGTGACCGACACGGGCGCGACCTATTTAGTATCATTTGATAACGGCACGACTTGGAAGACCTACGCGGGCGGAAGTTGGGTCGAGAGTGCAATCCCGACAATGACTAAAGCATTGCTTGATTCGTTACAACCGGAAGACTTCGAACCGGTTATTGATTTCGTCATGGTTAAGGCTACGATAACACGTTACACAACGCTTGAAGCAATCGAGATATATTAAGAAAGGCGGAAGACATGAAAGGTAAAGTTAAAATCGAACTCTTCGAAGAGGGCAAGAAGGTTCGAGAGATTGAACACTCGAACACATTCCAAAGCGGAATCATTCAAAAGTGGTTCGAGACGATGGGGGCAAATAACCGGTCACCGTACAACTTCACGGATAAGGCAACCGTTGAAGCATGGAAGCATTTAGTCGGCGGTTTGCTTCTCTTGGATGATTCAAACGGACTTATCAACGTCGGCGATTATTGCGTCGCCGAGGGCGTGGAAATGACCGGAAACGGCGCTTATAAAGTCTCAAACTCCGGAACACCGAACGAGCTCGGGTCTTACAATCAGAGCGAGGAAATCGTCGGCGCGAACGCTTTAACGCTCGTTTGGGACTTCACGACGGCACAGGCTAACGGCAAGATCACAACCGTTTGCTTAACGTCAGATTGGGGCGGTTACATCGGATACGGTAACAAGTCGGGCAGAATGACCCCGATCGACTTCGTTAAGCAGCAGAACGCGGCAGTATATGAGGAACTTGCGCGAGAGTATCAAGCTTACGCATCCAACGGCAAAATGTACGCTTTCGCTATTAACGGCGCGGATTTAACCTTGTACGAAAGGAATCCGTCTTTTGATTCTTACGACTTAATCGATTCTAACCCGGCTATTAACTCCGTCGAGGTAACGGAATACAACTTGACTGTTACACCGTTTACGGCCACGCGTTACATGGTCGGCATGGTAGACGGTCAGTATCTGGTTATCGTCGGTGCTCCGTCGAGTGTAGCGGCGAACGGCACATTTACCGTTTTAGTCGTTGATTGCTTAACCCAGACGGTCACACAGCACACCGTCACGAATACGACTGGCTTAACTATCACATGCGCGGCGGGTTCGGGCCCGTTCGTCAATATGAACGCCTACGGCATCATCGACGAGGATACTATCCTTTTACACGCACAGGACGGCGCGGACATTAAATCGTTTAAGATTGACGTATCGACAAGCGTTGCAACAAATCTCGGAGTGATTACGGACGGCGCAACGCTCCAAACCATCAGCAATAGCGACGGCGCGCATTATTCGCATTCAATACCATTGCCGGGCGGTAAGGTAATCATCGGCTCTTTAATGTTTGACGGCACACTCGGCACGCTTTCGCCGATAAATGGAAACTCGACCGACACAGTAGCGGAAATGGCGCTAAAGAATTGCTATAACGACCGAATGCTTGTATCTTGGCGGTCGTATGGTGCAAGAACGATGATGATTCATAACCCGCTAATGCTCCACACTATCGCGGTTTTAGATAATGCGGTCACGAAGTCGAACACCCAGAGCATGAAGGTTACTTACACATTAACGAGGGCTTAACCTATGGCAATAAAAAAAGTCTACTATAACGGAAATAGTAAGATTATATCCGCATTATGTACCGCCGTTGACGACTTAATCGACGGCGGGGGAGGCGGTGGCGATACGGTCACGATCACGCCGACATTGAATGACGGAAACAAGGTCGCTGATTACTCCATAAATGGAGTGTCGGGAGTGCTTTATGCAAATATAGAGCCGTTCTCGGTGGTAGGCGGTCAAGTTTGCATAACTTATGACGACGGCAATTAGAAGGGAGAAAGAATGGCAACAGTAACAGACCCGATCATTTTAGATTCCACGGGACAAGACATAGTAACAGCATTGGGAAACTTGAACACGCCACGCGATACGGCGGCGTATACGACAAGTTTTGCATCTTCGGACACGGACGATGCCAGCGCGACATCGTGGACGGTTGTGCCACCGATTGCAGGCGGAGAGACACACACAACCTTGTTCGGCAAATTATCGCAGATTGCGAAGAATGTACGGTATCTGAAAAACCTATTGAATGACAATGTATGGCAAGATGTGACGAGTGAATTTACAATAAATGTAACAGGTGCAAGAGCCATGATACTGTTTAATAAATTCACAAAAGAGATGAAAATACAAATAGCAGGTGGTGGAGTAAACACCGGAACGGCTTGGCTTACAGTGCCTAGTAAGTATTTACCAGATACATCCCTAATGTCAATAGTAGCTGGTACGCAATATTTTATGCAAGGTATCTCTGTTGGTAGATTTACCCAATCTCCATCATCGGCAAGTCAGCTATATACATTTCTAGGTACGCTTATATATGATTCGTCAACAAATCAAATTAAAATCAATTTTCCGATAGGTGGTACGGCTTATGGAGTACAATCAGATATAAGATATATAGTAGCATAATCAGTATTTAACAGAAAGGAAAAAAACATGAGCGAAACCATCATCGTTTCTATAATTTCACTTTTTGGCACTCTCGCCGGCACATTCGGCGGGATAATGACCTCGAACCGCTTAACCGGTTATCGAATTGAGCAGTTAGAAAAGAAAGTCGAAAAGCATAACCAGATCGTCGAGCGGGTATACCGCTTGGAAGATAAAACCGCCGTGCATGACGAGCAGTTGAAAGAGTGCGGCGAACACTTAAAAAATGTAGAAGGGAGAGTATACAACCATGATTCTTAACGACAAACTTTATAACATTCTAAAATGGCTCGCTTTAATCGCGCTACCCGCTACGGCAGTCTTGTACGGCACGATTGCGAAGATTTGGGGGCTTCCGTATGGTGCGGAAATTCCGGCAACAATCAACGCGATCGGGGTCTTTGTTGGCGTGTTGATTGGAGTAAGCCACTTGGCAATTAAGAAGGGAGAAAAAAACGATGAAAGTAATTGACGTAAGCAGACATCAAGGCGCGATTGATTGGTCGGCGGTTAAAGCTGCCGGATACTCAACCGCAATCATTCGGTGCGGATACGGAGACGATACCGCATCGCAAGACGACAGCCGTTTTACTGAAAACTACAACAACGCAAAGGCGAACGGCTTTAAGGTTGGCGTTTATCTTTATTCATACGCAAGCAACAAAGACCACGCGATCAGCGAAGCAAAGCACCTCGCGCGGTTGATTTCGGGGAAAACAATCAATTTTGGCATTTGGTACGACTTGGAAGACCCGAGCGTTCAAGGCATCGGCGCGAAAGCGTTCGGAGACATTGCCGAGACGTTCGTTAACAAGGTTAAAGAGTTAACCGGTCAAGACGTCGGTATTTATGCGTCTAAATATTGGTTTACCTCAATCTTAACCGACGCACGCTTTAACGCTTGGACAAAGTGGGTAGCGCAGTACAATTCCGAGTGTACTTACTCAGGCGCGTATGTCGGTTGGCAGTACACATCGACCGGACGCGTTAACGGTATTTCGGGCGCGGTTGATATTTCCGAGTTTAAGGACGATTTTAAGGCGGGGTCAACTCCGACCGCTTCCGTTCCGTCCGATTTACCGGATTTAACAGGCTACGAAGGGTGCTCGATCGCGGGCGCGCTCAATAGTAAAGGGTATCCGTCCGATTTTGCTTACCGCGCAGATTTGGCAAAGCAACTCGGGATCAAGGGCTACACAGGCACGGCAGACCAGAACCTCGCCATGATTGAGAAGCTCGGCGGTAAGGTTATAAACGCAGAAAAGCCGAAAGAGCAGACTTACACGGTCAAAAAAGGCGATACGCTCGCGGGCATCGCTAAAAAATACGGCAAGAATTGGAAAACTCTCGCACAAGCGAACCACCTTGCAAACCCTAATTTGATCTATCCGGGCCAAGTGCTCCGAATAGTATAAATTCTCCCTCGCTCCGATCGTCCCGGCGGTCGGGGCTTTTTTTGATTTTAAAACCTCGTCCAAACCTCGCCCAGAACTCGCCCAAAATGTCGGAAAATGTATAGACAATGCGCCACGCTTGACAAGTTGAGCGTATGGCGATAACATGAATTTACAATCATTTACTTACTTACTTTCTTATGTTGAAAAGGGGCGCTTCTGGCTGTTGCGTCCTTTTTCTTTTTAAAAAAATTTTGGGGGCAAAATGGGGGCAAAAATTTTATCTTATCTTATCCAAAACTAAAAATTGAGGATTACAAAAATGCTTATTTTATGCCTATTTGTGCCTATTTTAGCCAAAACGAGAAAATGCAAATAGTCCCGCTGCCGGCATTGAATAATTGAGAAAATAGCACGCAAACGCGTGCTTTTTCTTTTGTCTATTCAATCTTGGGGGCAGAAATGGGGCAGAATTTTTCAGAAAAGAAAAAGCCCCGAATATTCAGGGCTTTAACTTCCTAAAGATTTTCTTTAGATAATTTTCAGATCGGCGAGCTTCTCGTTGTCCTTCTCTTTCAACTTCTCGGTAACGTGCAAATAAACTTCTCTTGTTACTTCGCTATTCGCGTGCCCAAGCCGTCGGCTTATCTCATCAATCGAAATCCCATTTGCAAGAAGTAAACTTGCGTGAGTATGCCGGAGCGTGTGCGTCGTCACAGACCGCCCTAAAATCGATTCTGAGACCTCTCGGAGTGTTTTATTGAAAGAATAGTAATGTATATGCTTTCCGTTCCTCTGTGAGACGAATAGAGGGGTAGAAATGCCATTGCGGAAATTCTCCTCGCGTCTCCACATTCTATAAATGCGGATTTCTTCGGCAAGGTCTTTTTGAATGAACACCTGGCGCGTGCTTGTCGTGGTCTTGGTGCTTGTCGTGACCTTGTTAACCGGATCATAAGTCTTATTTACGTTTATATACTTTTCCCCGACGTCTTCATCGTTAAGCGCTATCAACTCACCCGATCGGAGACCGGATAAGAGCATGATCTTTGTCATGTGATACCACCGCCAAAGGTTGTGGCTTGCGAAATAGTCAAGCAGCTTCGTTGCTTCTTCCGGCTCGAGGTATTTATCCGCGATTCGTTCCTTTTTCGTTGTCGGCGTCGGAAGATACGGAATAGTCGAAAGCGCGTGGTTGTTATGGATACCCATAGTAAGCCCGTAGTTAAACATGGCCTTTGTCCGCTTTATGTATTCGTTCCGCGTGATATTCGAGCAATCCATCGACATTAACTTATTGATAACATAGCCGACCGTAAGCCGTTCAAGGTGCGCGTCTTTTCCGAGTAAGTCCACCATTTTAGCAAGCGCCCTTTTATTCCGGGAAATCGTCGAAGCCTTGACCGTCTCCGTCTGGTATGCGATATAAGATTCGTATAGCGCGCCCAAAGTATCGGATTGCATCGGCTGTTTTGCTATCTTCAAACGCAACAGATCGGACGCGATACGGCGGTTTTGTGGCGTGTCTTTCCCTTTTAGCGTTACCGACACGCGCCGTTGTTTTCCGGTTACGAAATCGGTATAGCGTTCAATGTATCGTGTTTTTCCGTCTCTTGCTTCGCTCCACATAAGCATCACCCCTTTTTATCCGTCCATCTTCTCGATGATCTCGGTCAGTTTCTTTGCATAGGCAAGCGTAGCGTCTCGGAGCTCTTCTGCCGCCTTGCGTGTCAAATCGACTTGCACCGGTTCTTTTTCTTCCTGGTCTTCCATGAAATCGAAAATTGTTTCGTATGTCTTCTTTTTAGGAAGCCCTGTCTTTAAGTCTCTCCCTTGAATTGTCTTTTGCATTCCGATTGTAAACATATCAGAAATGTCTTTTTCTTCGACTTGCGGTTTTCTTCCGATAAATCCGTCTTTTTCATAAAAGGCATTTATCGGAATGTTGAAATGCTCGGAAAGAGTGAACAAAGCGGAAATGTCAGGCGTCGAAATCCCGCGCTCCCATGCTCCGATCGCGCTCTTTGTTCTTCCTACAACTTGGGCAATATCTTCTTGTTTTAAGTTGCGAAGTTTGCGAAAAACCACAAGATTTTCTCTTACGATTTCCTTTGTTTCTTCGTCTGTTCTTCTTGTTTTAACCATTAAACCATCTCCCTTCGTATTGCTGTAATTAGATTATATCAAAAAAAGCAAGGAAATGCGCTTAAAAAATACAGAAAACAAAAAACATTTGCCTAAAACGAAAAATATGCTTGCATTTTTGTTTTTAGAGTAGTATATTTCTTTTCAGAGGGAAAAACAATCCCTCAAAACAAAAAATAGAAGAAAGGAGACAAAATAATTGAACAATCAAACGACAAATGCACGTCTCGGACGAAGCATTCGCGCCTTTATGAGAGAAAACGGAATCAATCAAACTTTCGTCGCGGATCGTCTCGGGATTACAGCATCGACACTTAACCGCATTTTAAGCGGCAACCGCAAATTAACAGCCGTTGAGTATTTCAACCTTTGCGATGCGGTTCGGGTAGATCTCTCTTACTTCTGGGAAGAGATAAAGGAAGGGACAAGCAATGAGCAAGCTACCATTTGAAGCAACAACGGAAATATGCGCGGTTTGCGGGAACGATTCGGAAACGGTTTACCTTATCGATGAAGTTAAGGTCTGCCGAGAGTGTGCTTTCAGCCTTTGGCGCTTGGTAATCCCAGAGAGCCGACGCTGTGACGCTTGTTTATCCATAGTTACTGAAGGCTTCGAGGTCGACGGAATCAAGCCCGTTTTCTACTGCCCGGAATGCTTCGAAGGGTTCGCGATCGGAAGGGGGCGGAAGCAATGAGATACGAAGCGGTTATCGTTTGGGAAACAGGAGAAAAGGAAATTTACCCATACGCTACGGAAGAAGAAGCACGAAAAAGCGTGCAAGGCTACGAGAAAGCATTCGGAAAGCAAGTCGCTTTTGCTTGTGTCCGTCCTTGTAAGTAAGGGGGAGCGACATGGAAACGGCAGAACTTAACAAAATCCCATATTTGACGCGCTCACAGATTGCCGAGTTTACGGAGCGAACGCTTGTCACGGTCGACGGAATGGTTAAGGAGCTCGAGAGCTACCCGGACCGATACGGCGCTTACGCGGTAATTAAGACGGGCGGGGTTACATTAGTCAATCAATACGCACTTATAGACTTCTTAAGATACCGAAAAGCCTTGAAGCAAGGCGCGGAAATACCGCCGTTTGAGGTTTTCGAGGTTCGGAAGATATGCGGAGCATAAGAAAGGATTTAGGAATGAAATACGAAGATTTGAACAAAATAAACGAATCCCTTACCACGATAGACGTTAAGGGTAAGGCTTACGCGGAAGTATCGCAGAGATTGCAAGGCTTCCGGAAACTGTTCCCGAATGGAACAATCGAAACGGAAATCATCAGCAACGACGGCGCAGTCGTCACCATGAAAGCAACCGTTAAAGACGGCGATCTCGTACTTGCAACGGGTCACGCGTTCGAAAACAAAGCGGACGGCTACATCAACAAAACATCTTACATCGAAAATTGCGAGACCAGCGCGGTCGGACGCGCTCTCGGGTTCTTGGGCATCGGTTCAACGTCTTCGATCGCATCAGCCGACGAAGTACAACACGCGATAGCAATCCAACAGAACGAGGAAATCGAAAAGGTCTCAAACTCCACAATATCAGCGACAAAGGTTAAAGCCTTAAACGGCAAGGCAGAAAAGGACAACGTCGATACCGCGAAACTTTGCGGGCTTTATAAGGTCAACACACTCGGAGAGTTAACCGAGAAGCAATACCGCAATATTTCGGATAATTGGCAGAAAATAGTTGAGCAATGCGCTATTTAAGCGTTTTGCGATGTCTCACAACATCGTCTTATTTATTGGCTTTTACCCGCTCGGGGTGGTCTCCGGGCGGAGAAAGGGGGAAAACGTGGAAATCATCGGAAAAGTAAAAGACATATCGCGCGACTTTTGGAGTGATCGCGTCAATATAACGCTTTCCGTGGTTGACGTTCCGGAAGACTTAAAAGGCGATACGGATTACAGAATCACAATCAAGGAATACCGCAAGAGCCGAAGCATTGACGCAAACGCGCTATTGTGGGCTTGCATCGGCGAACTATCAACCGCGATCAAGTCGGATAAGTGGAGCGTTTACCTTGAACTACTCAAGCGCTACGGCAAATACGTTTACGTTTGCGTACCACCTGGAAAGGCGGAAGACGTCAAGAAGCAATGGCGGGAATGCGAAGAGATCGGGACGGTTGACATCAACGGACGGAAAGCGACGCAGCTTCTTTGTTATTTCGGTTCGAGTACCTACGACAGTAAGGAATTTAGCGAACTACTCGACGGCGTCGTATCGGAAATGCGCGAGGTCGGGCTTACACCACCACCAAGCAAGGACATGCAGCGAGCAATCGAAGCAATCGAGAGAAGGGAGCGAAAGAATGGATAGCGTTATACAACACACGAAAGAATGCTTTATTTGCCGAACGACGCAAGGTTTAGAGAGCCACCATATTTACTATGGAACGGACAACCGGCACACTTCCGAGGAATACGGCATGAAAGTTTGGCTCTGCCGTGAGCACCACACCGGAGCAAACGGAATCCACCGCAACCCAGACATGGACGCGGAACTTAAAGAATATGGACAGATGATTTTTGAGCGGAAGTTTCCGGACGAGAACTTTCGGGAAAGGTTCGGGCGATCTTACCTATGACATACGAAGCATTTATCCCGTGTCGACTTCCGGGACTTAATGAATACACAAACGCAAACCGTCGCAACCGGTATGCCGGCGCAAAAATGAAGAAGGAAACCGAAGAGGTCATAACCTGGCATTTGGCCCGACTTCCGAAAATGGAGAAACCCGTCGAGATTGATTTCCATTGGATAGAGCCGAACCGACGGAGAGATTTAGACAACGTCGCATTCGCAAAAAAGTTTATTTTAGACGCTCTGGTTAAGAGCGGGAAGCTTAAAGACGACAACCGCCGACACGTTACCGCATTTCGAGATACGTTCGAGATCGGGGCGACCGCGGGCGTCAAGTTAACTATAAGAGAGGTGGAAGAATGATTGAGAGAAGACCGGGCGAACGCCCAAACATCGAAGCGCGAGCACAAGCAAACGAGACAGTAAACCGCCGGGAGCGATACAAGCAGATTAAGCGGATTTTAAGAGGTCGAAACATGACCGCAAAGGAAATAGCCGTAGAGATGCACGCGAACGGATACACGCCGACGGATGAGCGCAATTTCAGCGCGCCAAGATTAACCGAGATGCTCAAGATCGGGGACGTCGAGATCGTCGGAAAAGAAAGATGCAGATACACAGGGAAGACGGTAAGCGTCTACGCATTAAGAGAGGTAGGTTGAAATGGAATTAGAACGTGACAGCATGGTTTTTTATAAGTCGTTTTTGGATTCCGTATTGAGCATAGCAGACCCAGGGGAACGCTTAAACGCTCTCGAAACAATCTTAAAGTACGGCATCTATGGAGACGGAGAAGAACCGGAAGGAATTGCAAAAGCAATCTTCCTGTTGGCAAAGCCACAGATTGACGCGAACAACAAAAGGTACATCGACGGTTGCAAGGGTGCGGAATATGGAAAATTAGGCGGTAGACCTAAAAAAGTAAGCAATAATGCGGAAGAAAACCCTAGGGGGTTAGAAGAAGAAACCCCTATGGGGTTATCGGAAGAAACCCCTAATGAAAATGAAAATGTTAATGAAAATGAAAATGTTAATGAAAATGTTGTTAGGGAAACGCGCGCGCGCGCGAAGACCACCCGATTCATACCGCCTACGGTTGAGGAAGTAGCCGAGTATTGCCGGGAACGCGGTAACAAGGTAGATCCGCAACGATTCGTTGACTATTACACGTCAAACGGTTGGCAAGTCGGAAAGAACAAAATGAAGGACTGGAAAGCTGCTATCCGTTCTACCTGGGAGAGAGACGAACGAACACAGACGGCACCGGTTAACACTCCAAGAGCAAAGCCTAGACCTTCGGAAGAGTGGGAGCGCTCGGGCGATGCTTACACCGATTTAGACGCAATGTTCACGAGCGAACTAATAGCAAGGCATAGGGGGGCAGGCAATGGATAGCAACGATTTAACGAGAACTTTAGAAGACGTCGAGGGTTGGCGCGAACTGTGGGCGCGTTGGAAGTATCCGAGATTGTTTAAGGATTTCGGGGAGCGCTTCACGACCGAGATCGGAGCGTTTGGGGTAACACTCGACCAGATCGATAGCGTAATAGGCGACATCAACGAGGAACACGGACCGGACGAAGAGGAATACATCGAGACAGATTTGGTTTATGGCGGGGAATCCTTCGAAGACATGAAGACATTTAACATCATCGGCGCTATTAACGGCGATATCGTCGCGCGGGAAATCTCGAAGCGGTTAAGCTGCTTAACCTACTACGACGGCGAAGCGACTAACAATCAACCGTTCGGCATGTTTAAGAACGGCGAAGCGTTCGAAGGCTACACGGCCGAGATCGAGGACGACGGGAGCGACTACGACGACAGGGATTGCTTACCGGATGGAATCTTCATCGAGATCAAGACGGAAGACTTCGACCGGTTCGTGGTCGGCGGTACGGGCTTACCGAACGAGACAATTACCAAGTATGCAGATTTAGCATACAACCACAGGAGAGAGCGGAAGAATG